TAACTTCGGGCCAAGCCCTTGGATCGATCTGGGCGGGCTCGTCAAGAATGACGCCATCGTTATAGCCGCCTCGGAGCCGATCGTAATTGTCTGCCCCGTATAGTCGAACACGAGCACGGTTAGGATACTCAACCGTCAGCTCCGACTCGCTGATTTGAATGCCAGGGATCGGCGCCGAATAGTATTTCAGGTAGGACCAGGCCGTATCCTTGGCCTGCCCGTAGGTCGGCATGATGTAGCTGAACCTTGGCGGCGCGGCCTCACGGCCAACAGCCGAGCTGGTCAATGCTGCCTTCACCATGTCGTTCAGGCAACCAACCGTCTTACCAAAGCGCCGATGCGCTACAATCTTGGCAAAGCGTTCGTTTCTATCGTGGTATGGTTCGAACTGCGGACGCGGCGAATACGGGATTACGACTTCTTTAGCCACGTAACCACAACCGCAGGATCGTCTTCCTCGCCCCCGATGATTGCCTGCGCTGGCTTGCCGTCCAATCGATCGCCGATCTCACGAGCAGCAGCCGTTTCAACACCAGCGCGCTTCAGGAGTTCGCGAGCAATAAATCGAAGCGAGCCAGGATTAGCCGGCGTATCTTCGCCCTGTTCTGCAAGTAACGCTTCCATCCTGATCGCGTCACGAAAGGGCTTGTCCTTGTTGGCAGAGCCGGGAGGTCTTCCGGCCATATTAAATTCCTTAGATGTTTGAACGGTTTAGATTTTGACTTCTCGAACGGTGCCGGAGGCATCGATCCAGTAAAGACCATCGCCCATGATCGCATACGGCGTCACGCCGCCATACGGCCAGCCATACATTGCTGGATCAGGCTTCGGGTTCTTCACCTCGAACTCGGCCTTCTGCTCTTGCCTTTCGAGCTTCTGGCGAATCGATTTGAAGTCGAATACGCCCATGGTCATTCAGGCGCCCCATTGGTAAACCCAGACACCTCGGCCTGAAGCGCCGCTGCATCGTCCTCAAGGCTCTTGATCGCGCTCTCGGCGATATCAGCCGCCCCGTTGTACGAAGTCAGGGCAGTCTCCACCCTCGCCTCAATGGCGGCCTTGCGCTGCTTTGCGGCCTCGAATTTGGCCTTCAGTGAGTTGGTGCCAGTGATGCTCATTTTGGTGTTTGCCGTTGGTACGAATGGATTTTGCAGCGCAAGGCGGATCTCGTCATTCGAGGCCATCGGTCCCACCTCGACGCTCTTGTCGCCGATGTGGATAACCTGGTTGCCACTCTGCGCGTAGCTTACGGTCAATTCATCTGAGCCTGGAATGTCCTTCAGCGCTTCCCGTAGTTCGCGCGCTGACATCTCAGGGGTTAACCTCTTGGTTTCGTGAATAGCGATCGAAAGGCGTGCAGCAAACCAATCAAGATCATTGCGGCTCAGCGCGCTCATTGAACTTTTCAAGAGCTGCCGCGAGCCTGTTCATGGCCGCGATCAGGCCGGCATTCGGGTCGATACCCATGTTCGGCTGAGCCCACTGGTGATAGACAGTTTGCGAACCGTTCATCGTATGAGGGCCCAGAGGGCCTAGCCCTGAGCAGTATGGCTGATTGAAATAACTCATGCGGGGTCTTTCTCGGGCGCGCTGTAGTCCGGCTGTACCGCCGGCATCTCGCAAGGCGCGGTATCAACCAAGCCCATCACTTCCTTGGCGAGGCGAACCAGAGCGGCTTCCTGCTCTTCCTTGCGGCGGAAGTCACGAAGCTGGATAATCTCAGCGCTCACGACGCCTCCGAAATGGATTTATGAAGATCCGGTCGATAATCACGCAGAGAAGCGCGAACGGGCTGTACAGACCGACGTTCAAATCAGGCTCACGGGAACGAGCTTGCCGTCCTTCTGCTGGACCAGCTTCGCTTGGCCGTTCTTGAGCATCTGGGCGAGCAACTTGATCTGTTCTGCGGTCATGTCAGCTCCTATGGGCGTGTCCCAAATGCGTATACAAGTTTGGGACAAAGGGTTTCGGGCGGTCGCTGGCGTTGTCGGCTCGGCGCACATAAACGGCGCATCAGCAGGGGGAGCAGCGCGACGGTTTGCTCAAACAACCGCCCGAACGACGAAGCCCGCCTCAGATTTCTCCGGGCGGGCTCACAAAACTTGCACAATGACGTTTGTACCTGATTTGCTGGTTCGGTCAATTCAGGGAGACTACGGAGTTATGGCCGCGTCGATGTCATCCGCTAACTTACGCAAACGGTCTCGAACAAACTCCAGCTTACCCGGCATGTACGTGTCCGCCATCAGAACCAGATCGCCAACCAAATCATCAAGCGAAACATGCCATTCGGGGCCTTCACCTTCCTCAGCAAGGGGCAACACAACTTCAAATGTCACGTGGTCGGGAAGTGGGTCGGCTTCTTCGCCGTCGAGCCCCTTAAAGTTGACATGCAAATCATAGCCGACTGCACATTCCAACGCCTCATTCGCCGCGTTCAGAACAGCTTGCTCAAATTGGCGGCTAAATGAAATTTCGAATTCTTCCGCCGCATAGATAGTCCACTTGCTGATATCCACATTGCCAAGTTCCTTCATTCTCTTAAACGGCTTCATTTTCTCTCCTTCTCCATCGCAAACCCGTAAATCTTCGCCAAACAATCTAGGCACTCACGAAACCGCCGGCCGAGATATTTCTTTTCGAGCTCAGAACTCGCCCCACGCGCCACGCAAACCTGCTCGATGGTCAGGCCGTGGATTAGAACGTTCTCAGTGAGCGTTGATCCATTGAGCCCCAAGGCGCGGTAAATCTCGCCAAGCTTATGGGCGGCCTTCTGCTGCGATTCTGTGATGGGTTCTGGCAGCAACCCACCATCCACGAATTCCTTGCTCGGATCGATCGCCCTCGGACCGCGCTCGGCAGCCTCGAAATCCTTCTGAAACGATCGGCCGCCCCAAAACTGCGCATCGTCGATGAACTGGCGCGCGTGCAAGCCAGCGAGAGGATCATTCCGGATCGACCGCATGACGATCAGCTTCGATCCCATCTCCAGCGGATCATCCACCTCGATCGGCGAGACCATTGCATTGCGCAACAGGTCCGTTGATCTACGGTCATGGGCTTTCGACGGGTCGTAGGGTGTGCGTTTAATTCGCCCCATACGCAGCCTCCAGCTCGGCGATGCGAGCGCTGAGAACCTTGTGGACCAGGGCCGTGCTGTTCGGAACGCCCATCTTCTCGTAAACGTCCGTTCGGTGGTCTTCGACCGTCCGATGGCTGATTTGCAGCGCACGGGCGATCTGTTTGTTGGTCTGACCTTGGCAGATCAAATCGAAAACTTGCTGCTGTCGTGGTGTAAGCATTTCAAACCCCCGTTGCTTGGATGCCGTGCTTCCTCAAAATATCCGGCGGCGCGCGACATGCCGGCGATTCTGGATCGTTGCCGTGACCTCTCGGCCAGCGCTTGATGGACTTCCACTGCTGGCAGGCGATGTCCCAATCGATAGCCGGCGCCTCATCGAATGCAGTCACAGCCGCGCTGATAAAATCTTCCGAGTTGAGCCAACTGGCTGCCATCGGGATAAACTCGGTCCCCACCTTCCCGGCTGAATCGATGGCGAAGCGTCTAGCGGCAGAAAGAATTGCCTTCGGATCAACCCCAGTCTTGACCAGCGAATTGAATTTCTTCTCGGCCTTGGCCCAGCCGTAGTTGCCCTTGCGTCTCGGATAGACCTTCTTGAGATTTTCAAAATCCTCACTCGAAGGCGAAGCCGCACGAGATTTCTTCTCTGTCTCTTCCCTTGTTCTCTTCCCTATATCCTCTTCTCTAGGCAAGCACTCTGCTAGCGGGGCCGATAGCACTTCGCTAGCATCGAAAAAACCCGAGTCGATTAAAGGGGTTAGCGCCGTACGCAAATCTTCGACGCCCATGTGGACGCGGAATGCAATCTTCTCAATCGACGCGTTGATTGAGCCATCCTCGTACTCGCTTGCTAGCAGCCAAAGCATTGGCGCTAGCGCCCTGCTAGCAACCGGCAAGCGCACAAATTCGAAATCCGTCATCAAGCCCTTGTGGAGCTTGATCCATGACGGCGTTCGTTCCTTATAGTGCTGGAACGATTTCCAATTCTTCGGCGTCAGGATCATCGAAGGCCCCCAAGGGCTGTCACGGCCTGCTGGATAAACTCCCCAACTTCAGCAGACGATCCTCGCACCCAGTCTCGGCCAGCCAGCCGCCTATCCCCGCAAAGGTTCAGCGCTTTCTTTTCAACAGCCATTGCTTCAGGTCTGCTAGCAAAGTGCCATGATCTTGCTAGCGTCAGCTTGCGTGGATTTCCGTTCTTCAGTCCGGACAGGCGATAGTCAATGGTAAGAGCCGTTCCGATCTTACAAAACGATCCGCCATCCTCTTCCACAAGGTAGACGTGCCACCCGTGAATATCGCCCATGCGGTTTTGGTCGCTGTATGCGTTGGCCACTAGTCAATCCCCAGCGCACCGCGATAGATCTCGATTTGGGCTTCGCGAGCTTGGCGCTTCTCGGTGTCTTCGCGGCGAGCGCGGACAATTGCCCGGAGAGCTGGCACGTCGTAACCGTTGCCCTTCGCTTCCTTGTAGATGTCGCTCACATCGCCCCGGCAGACCTTGATCTCGTCTTCAATGCACTCGATGCGTTCAACGAGCGACTTCAGTTGCGCGTTCGAATTATGGCCGGCTTCCATCTGCATTCCCCTGCTCTAATGGTTCAATCGTGATACGCACTCCTACAATTGAGCGGTCCCATTCTACGGACCCCTTACGCAGATACTTGTTGCTATCGCCCTGCACGACGCCGTGCTTGACGAGTAGATCAGTGACGCCCTTCTCCAGATTGAAGGCGTCGCGCTCCCGTCTGTCTTGACCTTCCTGGAAGGCGTAGGTGATGTGATACGGCCCGGTGATCTTCGGTGGTCTCTGCACGTTGAGCGCATAGCCGGCCTCTAGAAGCCAATCGCAGTACCGTTGCGACTTGTGACGACGGGTCTTGCCATCGGCGAACATCGCATTGACCGAAACGGGGAAAGGGAGCGTTAAAACAATCATGCAACGCCAGCGATCACGACGATTGCCAAAAATAATGCTCCTAGCGTTATCCATCCCCATCCAGCGTTGACCAGACAGCCAACGCCGATGGAAATAGCGACCACAGCGATAATTACCGCACAACCAGTTCCGTCATCCTTCGAGTTGCTCATGCCGCGCGGATCTCCTTGCGGAGTTGCTTCAGCACTTCAACCTGAAGCAAATCCTCCAGCTCGGTGCGCCGCTGCGAATACGGTTTCTCAACCGCCAGAAGCGACTTGATGTGGGCAATGCGGTGCTTGACCGGAAGCCGCTGCATCCGGCGGATCATGACATGGAGATGGGTCATGAGCGCTTGTCCAGAGCTGAGCATCCCGGAAGCGGGTCGCCGAAGAACGCCGCCGTCAGACTGGCGTGTGATAGCGATTGCCGGCGCAGCCACTCGCGATGCGCCTCAGCACCCACGGGCTCGCGTTGCGCGACCTTGTGCGGCACGGTCGGGTTCTTGAGGATGTAGTACCGGGTGTGGCAGCTCGAACCGGCGCGATCCAGCCGCTTCCCGATCTCCGTCCAGCCCAGACCCATTTCGTCACGCAGCATCAAAAGCTGCTTGGTGGATTCTTCCGACCATGAAGACCTGTTTGCCAGCCTTTTGGGCATGCACAGGCGCGCTATCTTGGCCTTGATGGACATTACCGAGCGGCCCATGCGCTCGGCAATGTCGGCGTTCGGTGTATCGGCCTCCACGAGGCGCCTCAAAAGCGCAACGTCCTCCATGCGCCAATACTTGGTCACTTCTCCGGATGTCATTCCCCTGCCTTCCTAGATTTGCCCGCAATGGTGATGCTGGCGGGCTACTCAGCGTCTACGGATCTTTTCCAAGAAACGGACCCGCTACTGGTTCTTCGGCACGATTTCGGGCGCGATCTCGGCTGCCAATCGCGCGCGCCGTAGCGACGAACGCATCAATGCGCTCCCGATGTAGATCCGGATCGTTGTCGGACAGCGCCTGAGCGTGCCGACTAAAAAACTCCGCAACATTAAGCGCATCGCATTTCGCCCTTTGAATCCTTGCTTCCTGAGCCGCCCCCAGGAGCTTCATCCCCACCGAATGCCTCGGGTCATCGTGCTCGCCGTAGTACAACGCCTTGATCTGGCGATAGGTCACACCGGCAGAGCGCGCCGCCCGCGCCAGCCAGCTCTTGCGGTTCCCATCAAATGGACCGGCGATCATGCCGATCTCGTCCGCCCAGTTGACCGCCTGTCCCATTTTCTCGTCCTTCTTTTCCGGCATTCCGGATACTCCTCATGGTTTATTCCCGGCATGAGGTACGCAACTAACGACAACGAAGACCCTTGGACGCACATCAGCTTGGCGGCGGCGCGCGTCCTAGAACGAAGCGAAAAACAGAAGAAAAACAGCGAGCGGAACGCTCAGCAGAATAGTGATCATGAAGAAGACGGCGAACAGCAGCGCAAAGGAATCGACAAGCGCTTGCTGTACGCGAGAAAAAAAGGGCGCCCGTAAGAGCGCCAAGTTGGCCGGCAGGGAGGAAAGAACCGGCGATGAAGTTTCGGCGCCCGAAGTGTATTTCGTGACGGCGCCATGAGAGCCGGGAAGTGTGGTGGATCCCCCGTCACGCACTTCCCGGCTGCTCTTTTCGAAATGCCAATGAATGGTCATGCATTTCCCCAAGGAGAAATATGATGGATGTGATTGATCCGCATAACGCGCAGGAAATTTTCTTCGACGGCATTCACGAGGTTAAAATCATGGAGGGCATCGTTCGCATCGCCCTGCTCAGTCGCCAGAATTCGACCGGCGTAATCGTCGCCCGATTGGCGCTGCCGCTCACTGAGCTGCCCGACGTTATTCAAGCGCTCGTGATAGCGCTCACGGAAGCCGTAAAAGCACGGGACAGTTCCTGAAACTGAACCTAAAATCGATTCAATCTGTGGCTGAAAATCCTCGCCCAAAGGTATTGTGGCGCAACCGTGAGAATTTAGTGACAGAAACGCGAAAGCTGTGCTTGGTTTCCCCTGTATCAAAAACAGGGGCTGGGAATGAACGACGAGGAATTGTTGCTGCAATCGTCTGCGATGCCGACCGTCTATCTCGACGGCATCGGCGCATTTCGCAAAATCAACGGAGTACTGCGCTGCGTCGGTTACGTCATCGGCAACGGCGCGCAGATCAATCTGATTATTTCGCTGGCTGGCGCCGAAGCCGGAAACAAGGAGGTCCGTCGTATCCTCGACGAGAAGCCGACCAGAATGGCCGACAGTCTGGAGCGGCTGAGGCTGGCTCATTGAGCCGCCTCCGCCTCAACGAAGTCGTTAGCCGTGACGGCGCCCTTCGTGAAGGTCTGGATCTCTTTGATCGTGTCCCAGTCGGGACGCACCTTCCGGCGCCGGATACGGCTGACGGTGACACGCGTGCGCTCAATGCCGGTCGCGACCGCGTCGTCGTCGAGCTTGTGAATGGCCATGTATTCTGCGAGGTGCATGCCATGTTGTACGCCGGGTGTACGGCTCTAGTCAAGCCCCATCGTACACCTGGCGCCGTTCAATAGTCAGGCGAGAGCGTGCATGATGCGTACATGGCAAAAAGAGTCGTCAAACAACAGGTCGCTAGGCTCCGGCCGCTGTATCAGCGGACGTTTATCAAGCAATGGCGCGACTTCCGCGAAATGTCGCAGGAGGAGTTGGCGGAGCACGTTGCCGATTATCTTCGCGAGAACGAGATCAGCGAGAAGGGCTATACTTACGCCAGCATCGGCCGGATGGAGAATGGCCGCATTCCCTACTCCCAACCGATCATGGAAGGCATTGCCAAGGCCCTAGGAGTGTCCGTGGCGACATTGATTGCTGTCCCGCCCCCAAAGCCCGGCGACCCGCTCCCGCCCGATCCAGAGACCCTTCTGAGAGTCTGGAACGAGGGCCTTAAGGCTCGCAGGCAATAGTTCGCCTTCCGCTATTCCCGGCAGTACAGCCAAGCGGTCTGAGGAGATCGGATAGCGCGTATACCTGGGATGCCCTATATCGGGGGCCAGCCGCCCGGCACGCAATACACTGCCTTAAAAGTCCCAGTTGCGAGCATAGCCCCGTCGGCATTTTGCTCGGGTCGGAAGCCCCGTAGGTGAAGAACCCCGCGCGTCGTCCCCGGAATACGCCGGGCCGGTGCGACCTTGCAGCGGCAGCTCAATCGGTATTTTGTACCGGGCCGAACAAAATTCATTGCTAAACTGGACGAACCGTCTTATATCCAGCTTTCCAACGGTCTGGGCTTTGTTCATCAAGCCACCCAGATCAGCCCGGCTGATGTCGCGATCAGGCCGGGCATTTTTCTATGTGGTGTGTTCACGGTACGTTCGCAAGAGGTGAGCGCGGCTAAAATTATTTGTACGCCACACGTACGATTTCATTTGACGACTAAGTACGCCGGGTGTACAACGGTCTCCATCGAAGCGGCCACGGGCCAGACGGGGAGACGGACAGATGGCACTCAGCGAAACGCGCAAGGATCTCCTTAAGGCCCTCACCCAGGTCCAGAACCATCCTGCCTTCCGCAACGTGGACATCCTGACGATCACCGGCTGCGGCATGACGGACGATGAAGTCCGCGCCCACCTCGAAGCCAACATCACCCATATCGCCAACTTCAATTTCGAACAGGCCCAGCAGCCCGCTCGCAAATCGCGCCGCGCCGCCTAATCCATCGAACGGGGAGACCACCATGAACATGCAGCCTTCCAATATTCGCGAGCTGGCGGTCGCCAAGCCTACCGAGCAGTTCTTGCTCGTTCGCGGCAAGCACTCAGCTTGGATCGATGGCGACCTGATGAGCCGCGCTGATGTCATCAAGGAAGTTGATGGCGATGCCTACGAAGACCTCCGCTGCATCCTCGCTCTGGCCGACCTTTCTTCCGAAACCGGAACGTGGCGCAAGGCCACTGATGAGATCACCTCGATCGTCATCTCTCGCTGGGCCGAGGACGGCAAGCTTCTGACTGAGAAGCAGCGAGATTTTGTCGCGATGTGCAAGGGCGAGGCTTTCGCTAACAGCTTCCGGTTGGAGGATGCGTAAATGATCCCCGAGAACCGTATCGATCTTTTCTGCGCATGCCTCATTGGCGCACTCGGCGCCTTCGCAATAGCAACATGGGTGCTCTAATGGGTGTCTTTTCTCAACTCGATATGGACCGCCAAATGCTCGAAGCTGTCAGCCGCGCAATGGAAGAACCCGCGCTTACGGCCGAAGAGCAGATGGAGCGCCGCATCGATAGCCTTGTTCGGGATCTGGACGAGCTTTGCAAGTTCGCAGCCAACCCCGAGACGGTTGACCTCGTGCAGGGCCAGCGAGCGGGCGTCGGCCAGATCGTCACGCGGGCAACGCTCATTGCCTCGTTTCTGATGGCGCGCGAACAGAAGCCGGGTCTCAGGGTGGTACAGAACAATGGCTAACCGTCTCCCCAAGGAAATCTCCGACTTTATGGAGAAATTCAGCGTCGGCGCTGATGAAGTCTGGCCAGTGCCGGGCGGCAAGGCTTACGCCGTCAAGCATAAGGCGCTGGAGCGGATCGCTATTGCGCAAAAGATCACCTTCGAGCGCCCCGCTATCATCGGCTGCGATCTGGTCGAAAAGTCCATGGTTGTCTGCGTGTTCGGCAAGATGGGCGACCGCGAAGAGTGGACCTTCGGCGAGGCCAGCCCCGGTAATAATAAAAATCAATATTTCGCAGCCATGACCGAGAAGCGGGCCAAGGATCGCGTGATCCTGAAGCTTCTGTCGGCCCACGGCGACCTCTACTCCGAGGACGAGGCGGAAGACTTCAAGCGCCCCAACCCGCATGTCACTCGGCCGGAAGATGTCTTTACGCCGGTCGAGCGCGATCAGCACGGCCAACCCGTGGACAACATCCAGCAGGTCGAGCCAGGCAAGAAACTCACCGTCGCCGAGCAGCGGCCAATCTTTGCGGCGCTTCAGAAGGAATTGCAGGCGACCGATAGCCTCAAGGCGCTCCGCTCGTTCGGCGAGAGCCAGACCTTCCTGGATCGCTTCGCGCTGCTCAAGGCCGATTGGCAGGAGTTCCTGCGCGGCGTTTACGACGAACACAAACAGGCACTTCGCCAGCTAGAGCTTGGCGACGACATGCGTATGGCTGGATAGGAGATCACATTGGCTTACGAGCAACGCGACAATAGCGGATCAGTTTTCGTCAACGACCGGAAGGAGAAGGACACGCATCCTGATCGCACCGGAACGGCGATGATCAATGGCGTGATGTACTACGT